AAGGGTTAGTAGACTTATTTTTGAAGATATATTGAAAGAGATTTATGAAAGACAGGTTAAAACAACTGAAGACACAAATAGAAGTAGCAGTAGAACAGAGGATTGATACACCATGTAGAAAAAGACACCTTACTTATGCAAGAGCAGTATTCTGCAAGATAGCAAGAGAGTCTATGGGTATGACACTATCCGATGTAGGTAAGGCTATTAATAGAGACCATGCTACAGTAATGCACAATATTAAAGTAGTATTCCCTTTTGCTATGAAGGAGACTAGGTTTCAAGATATTTACGATGCATTAAAAGATGAGTACAAACCAAAGCAAGTAGTTAAGAAGGACTCTGGTCAAGATACTATCAGCTTAATATCTAAGTTGCGTTCAGAGAATACTTATATGAAGAGGATGCTTAATAATAGAGATAGGTTCGGTAATTTATTTGACAACCTTAGAGTAGATGAAGTAGATGAGGTCTATAACAAACTAGAGATATTTGTTAAGGCTGCTGTGAAGAATAGAGTCTACTACAATGCCCAAGATTAAGAAGAAAGCTATTGCATCTCCGAAAACTGATAACCCAGTCAAAGAGATGCAATGGTGTTTTAAAAAGCACATTTATGTTACTTGGGAGCCTGAAGCTATATTAGATGGCGGTTACTACAAGCAGACTGGAAAGTACAGAATTAATATTAGGAACGGACAACAAGTGAATCATAGTGAGTATATATACACAGGAGATAATATTATTGATGCTGTGAATGATGCTTACAGATATATATACCAAAGAAATTATGGCAAGAGAAAAAAGTAATGAGATAAGAAGTACCGATGGCAGGAAGCACAACAAGCGACTGCCATCTAAGGTAAAGATAAAAGGTCAGGTTACTTCTAGCCCAGCTCGTATGAACGATGCTAAGAAAAAGTTGCTACCGAAGATTGCAGAGAAGGTAGCGATTAAGCATCTTGGAGGTGCTGCTGGTATCTTTGAGCAGTTGGCTGATATTATTAAGGGAGGTGACTCAGACAGCGTTAAGCTAAACGCAATCAAGATGTACCTAGAACACTTAGAAAAGGGTGAGACTAGTCACACTCCAAGTAAATCAGCACCGACTATTAATTTCTCTTTCAATCAGCAACCTGACGAGCAGACTATAGATATAACTCCAGAAGAGGATGAGTAATGTAGTGTTGAATGAAAAGTATGTACCGCTATTTCAAGATGATAGTCGGTATTTTGTTGTTACTGGAGGTAGGGGTTCAGGTAAGTCCTTTGGGGTTGCTGTATTCCTACTTAACCTAACCTATGAAGAAGGACACAAGGTACTTTTCAGTAGATATACAATGACCTCTGCACAAACATCTATTATCCCTGAGTTCGTAGAGAAGATTGAGTTAATGGGTGTGCAGAATGACTTTAGGATTACTAAGGATGAGATTATAAATCTGACCACTAAGAACTCTATTATATTTAAAGGTATTAGAACATCAAGTGGTAATCAAACGGCTGCCCTGAAGTCTCTAAATGGTATTACAACCTTTGTGTTGGATGAGGCAGAAGAACTTATTGATGAAGATACCTTTAACAAGATAGATTTATCGGTTAGGGTACAAGAAAGACAGAACCGATGTATTTTAATATTGAACCCTACTACTAAAGAACATTGGATATATCAACGCTGGTTTCAGAATATAGGAGTTCCAGAGGGATGGAATGGTAAAGAAGGTAATGCTACTTACATTCATACTACCTACATGGACAACAAGGACAACCTATCAGAGTCGTTCTTGGAACAGGTTATGGATATGAAGCGTAGAAGACCTGACCAATATCAGCATGCTATACTAGGGGGTTGGCTTAATAAAGCAGAGGGTACTATCTACAAGAACTGGAGAATAGGTGATTACCAGCACAAGGAGCTTACAGTCTTTGGGCAGGATTTTGGTTTCTCTACTGACCCTACTACATTGGTGCAGGTTAGTGTAGACCCTGAAGAGAAGAAGATGTGGGTAAGAGAATGCTATGGACAAAAGAATATGACTACTTCGCAGATTGCAAGTAAGAATAGGCAGTACTGTGGGCTAGACTTAATCATTTGTGATTCAGCAGAACCTAGATTGATTCAGGAACTAAAGAATATGGACTTGAATATACGAGGAGCTGTTAAGAAGAAAGGCTCTATACTTTCTGGTATTGCTTTAGTGCAAGACTATGAAATGATAATAGATAAGAACTCTCACGGCATAGTCAGAGAGCTTAACAATTATGTTTGGCAAGAGCGTAACGCAAAGCCAGTAATGGCGTATGACCACTACCTAGATGCCATTAGATATGCCCTCCAGTATTTAGTACAAGGAAAATCTTTAGGTAGGTATGTAATTAGATAATTTTTTGTATATTTGAATAGATGCTTGTGGTGAGTGTCTGTCGTACATTACGGAAATTCTTGTTGGAAAGAGGTTAGCGAATAAAAGTAGCTAGCCTCTTTTTATTTTTCTTTAATAGAGTAGGCTCTTTAATATAGTACCCTCTTTAATATAGTAGCCTCTTTAACAGAGTAGCCCAAAAAACTTCCTTATTTAGAATCATTCTAAGGACTGTTAAAGTTTTGTTAATAAAGCAAAAGTTTGCAAAAGTTTAGATTTTTGTGTTTATGTTTGTTTCAAGTTTAATCCGTAAAATTCACCACAATGAAAAAACTACAATTAAAAGACACTAGAGATTATTCAATCTTTAAAAACAATCCTAACAATAGGGAATTGCAAGAAAGGCATGTTAAGCAATTCATGACTAGTATTCGTAAGTATGGGCAACTTATGCCTATCATTACAGATTCTAAGGGAGTAATTCACGATGGACAACACCGATTTGAGGCAGTTAAGCGGTTAGGTTTACCTATTATATATATGATAAACAATTCCGTAAAAAACGACACCGAATTTATTGTAGAGATTAACAATACCGCTAAGGGATGGAATGTTGTTGATTTTGCACATCACCACATGAAGAATGGTAATAAAGATATCGGTGAGGCTTTAACACTTGCTTATCAATGGAAGTCTATTAGTAAAGCATCTTACCCAAAAGGAGTTAAAGGCAAAGGAATTACTCTTAATATGTCTTTAGAGTTATTAAAAGATTCAAAGGCATCCTCTACCGCAGGAATCAAAAATGGTACTTACAAATCCGATATTAATAAAGGTGTTGATATATTTAATTTCTTACTTGAATTACAGAGTAGAGTTAATTACGATGTATTCACCGCTAGAATTGCTAGACCATTAAAGAAACTATACTATCTTAATGGTGGACTAGGTAAGTCTTTCTTGGATAAGATACCGAATGCACCGAAACTGAATCCATCTAAAAATGATGCATCAGATAACTATGTTTATTTCTATAACTTATATAATTCTAAATAAGATGAAAAAAGAACAATTCAATCACAACATCGCAAAAGCTAAAAGAATAGCAGATGCAGAAAGACAAAAGGAACTTATTAAGAAGTACGAACAAGACTTTGATAGCTTCTTAACTAAACTTCAATTAAATCATTTAACTAAATAATTATGGAAAAGAGAAAAGAAATGTATCTAAACCTATATGACTTGCATACGATTCAGCTTAATGAAACGGATTCAGATGTTTATTTGTGTGGTAGGTCATATTACAATGGTGAGTCTATTGAGCTTTGTGTTGTGTTTAATGATATGACCTTTTTAGAATGTATATCACACCACGAAATTGATAAGATAAAAGAGAACCTTAAGAAACGAATTGATAACTTATAAAACTAAACTATTATGGAAACTATTAAACAAGAATACAAGGTATTGAATCAGGAAGTTTGGGCTTATTACTTTCAGCTATATGTTACATTTGAACATAACGGAAAAGTTTACACCGCTCAAGGACAATACATCAATGGTGGATGGGGTATTGATGATATTGAAGTATATGATGAAGATAGAGAAGAAGTATATGATGAGGAGTTAATGGAAATAGGTGAGAAGCTTATTAATGAATTAGAAATTAATGATAAAACGATAACTTGGTAATTATGAAAACTAATAAGCGATTATTTTTTGAGTCTATCAACTTGCACACTTGTGCATTAAATCAAACTGACTACCAAATATCTTTGGTTGCAGATGGAGTTTTTAGTGAAGTTGGAGTTGAAAAAGAGGAATATGTAACTATGCATATATATTTTAGAGATGAGGAGTTTCTGGAGTTCATATCACACAAGGAAATTGACAAGATAAAAGAGAACCTTAAGAAAAGAATTGGTAACCTATAAATTAATGTAACTATGGAAACTAAAGAAAATATTAAAGTAGAATTAGAATCTTGGTCAGAGAATTACGCTGAATTTGTATTGCATGATTGCACCACACCTTTTGATGAGATTAAATGGCTTGTGGATAGGCTACTGGATAGCGAACACAGAGCAGATATTATTGACCTATTAAGAACCTTTAAAGACTAATTATGAAAAAACATTATTACTTCAGCGAATTAGACTACAATGCTCAAGAGTATGTGGTGGACACCCATAAGAACTGGGTTCTTGATGAACACTGGTATCAAGATACTATTGACTTATTTGGTGATTTAGGTGCTTATGTAGAAGATTTCCAATTAGAAATAAATCCTACCTATGTGGACTATACCTTTGAACAAGAGCCTTATGAAGTGGCAGAGAATTTCCTACACGAGTTTCCAGAATGTGTACATTGTGCTAATTGGTTAGAGTTCGTTCAAACTGCACCAAGCCAAGAAGATTATGATTTAGCCCTCTCTTTATTCAAGAAGGATATGGAGGAGTTTATGTTAGGCATTATTGAGAAGGAATACAATGCTTTAACTGAATGGGGTAGAATGGTAGATTTCTTAAATGATTCAGACTTATTATTTGATAGTGAAGGAAGGAGGGTTAGTTATGAGTAACAAGGAATTTTCAGCAATGATGTGTACCTATGTGTTGGGTATGGCAGCAGTAATTATTGGTATTGGGCTATGGTCTGCAATGGTAACTATATTTTGTGATTGATATGAAAGTAGAGAAGTTAATCAGGTTATTAAAAACCCATGACCAAGATAAGGAAGTTATATTCTACACTTCAGTAGATTATGATTTAACAGAAGTAGAACTTGAATCTATCTTAGATGTAGATGATAGAATTGAAATAACATTTGAATAGTATGATAAAACTAAAAAGAATAGATGAGTTTGACTACAAAGGAATGCCATCAATAGAAGCATGTAGGATACTTCAAAGCAGAAGAAAGTATTTGCTTAAGGTAGAGGATAATATTCACTTGGTAGATAACTATATTGGTTATATAACAAAGAACTACCCAGACTTACCCATAGATATACCAGAAGTTTACGTTTTGAATCATCTTTAACAGAGTAGCCCTTCTTTAACAGAGTAGGGCTTTTTTATTCCTCTTTAATAGAGTAGGGTCTTTAACATAGTGGGGGTATCTTCCCACTTATTTAGACTAATTACAAATAATAAAAAAAGTGAAAAAAAGTATTTGTAAGTAAATTTTTGTTTTTATGTTTGTAAAGCAATAATGCACTAAAATAAATTTAATAAGATGGAACTATTTTTAAAACTTAGTAAAGATGTTATATTACAAAGCGTCTTTTTTGATGGCGATGAAATAACAATAACATTTCAAGCAAGAGTAAACAATAATTGGATTTGGAACTCTTTTGAATTTGACAAAGAATTACAAAGCCTACATTTTAAAAATGTTTGTCAAGCTATTGGAATAAGCCAAAAGAAATTAAGAGAAATAATTAATAATAATATATAATGAAAAGAGAATTAATTAATACCGCTTTATTTATAGCCTTTGCGGTTACTTTATTTAAAGGCTTATTATTTTTAATAACTATATTTAATTAAGATGAACACAAAAGAAACTTACCAAGGGTGGACTAATTACGCTACATGGCGTGTAAATTTAGAATTGTTTAACGGCTTTGAATTTGAGGAGGAGCTTTATAATTATGATACTTACGACTTTGCAAAGTACCTTGAGGAGCTTGCGGAGGAGTGGAGTACTTGTAATTGCGAAAACGAAATAGCAAAGGACTATTGTCTGGCGTTCTTGGCTCAAGTAAATTTTTACGAAATAGCTCAAGCTATTTTAGCAGACAATGATATAATTGCAACTATAAAGTAATTGAAATGAAAACAAAAGAAACTAAACTACAATTTATCTTAGAACAAATAACCCAAGTAGCTCCGCCTATATTATACGGCTTTGAGTTTTATACTAAAAAGGCTAAAAAGAATTTAATTGAGGAGTATAAAAATAGAATTGAGGAGCTTGAAAACATAACCCCTCAAGCAATCAAAGCCTTTGACTTTGCAAAGCAAGTTTACCAAAGGGCGGAGCGTTTAGAACAAAGGAGCTTAGCTCAAAAATTAGTGAGTACTAAATTTATAGGGCTTGAGGTACACAAATATGCACCTGAATTAAATACCGCTAAATTTAAAAGGGCTATTGAATTAACAAAAGTACCCTCAATTAATTGCAATTATACTTTTGATATTAAGGCTCCTCAAGTAGTAAACCAAAGGGAGCTAATAAACTACTTGGCTCAATTTTGTCAAACGGACTTAAAAAGATATTTACAATCATGATACAAATAAAAACATTTGAGGAGCTTGAGAATTTTGAAATAACAATAAAGCAACGCTTTAGAATTACCAAAAGTAAAAAGGAATTTGCGGTATTTGTTCATGATAAATTATATTTGGTAAACGACTTAGAACGCCTCTTTTTTGACCGCCTAAGGAGCGAAAATATTTACCAAGCTCAAGTATATCAATTAAGATAAGATAGCCTCTTAAATAGCCTTTAAATAGCCTCTTTATTGAGGCTTTTTTTGTACCCTATATTTTTGTAACTACTTGAAAAAGTTTATTGGTATATTTTTTAGATATAACAACTATAAATAAATTCTATAATACCCAAGCCAAGCCCTATTATAAGCTAAATTTATAGTACGATAGATAAAATTAATGTAATATGAATAGCTAGCATGTTGAGTAACTCAATTCAATGAATTCAACGTAAAACGGATATCTGCTATGTTGAGTAAGCCATTTCAATGAATTCAACAGTTTTAGTGCTGCACCCCAAAGGTGCAAGCACAGCTAGCGGTATAGACTATGAAGTGGATATTGCGCCCCCTTACAAACCTTAAATAAAAAGAAGAATGCTGGCTAGTCTGTATGTTGGTGGGCGCACACAAAGGTTTGTAAAGAGTACCAACGCAGTTACTAGGCAGTCTTGATGTATCTGAACCAACTATGTCTCCATAGAAGTTTAGGACCATAAGCTATCCTCGCTGTATAAAGATAACTAAATATCTTATATCTGTTCATCAATAATATTTATAGTACTATAAGATTTTCTTATGTGGTACAAAATACAATATAAAGGTTATCTATATGATGAGTGAAGTATTAGACATAGAAGTAAAAGTACCAGCAAGATTAGATTATATATCATTTGATAAGTACCAAAGGTATATGCAAGTGGTAGAGAATATTGATAGTGACTCTGAGGAGTCAACAGACTTCTTAAATCTCAAAGCACTAGAGATATTCTGTGGGTTGCAACTAAAAGATAGTTACAAGTTACCGATGTCGGCATTTGAGTCTATCCTTATTCAACTAAATAAATGTTTGTCTGAGGAGACTCCTTTGGTAAAGAGGTTTACTATGAGGGGTAGTGATGGGGCAACTATAGAATTTGGATTTCACCCAAACCTAAAGAACTTAACCTTTGGTGAGTATGTGGATTTAGATTCATACATCTCAGATTGGAAAGAAGTTCATAGAGCTATGGCTGTTTTATACAGACCGATTATAGGTTCTAATAAGGACTTATATAGAATAGAGGATTATGAGGGTAGTGAGAAATATGCAGACCTACTTAGGTACATGCCTACGAGTATTGCCATAGGAGCTATGGTTTTTTTTTATCGTTTAGGAATGAAATTAGCGAAACATTCTCTGGACTCTTCTCTTCAAAAGGTGAAGGAACAGGACATTTCAGAAGTAGAGAGCAAGCTTTCGGAGAGAAGTGGGGTTGGTATCAATCAATATATGCTCTTGCTGGAGGTGATGTCACAAAATTTGACAACATTGCAGAACAGGGCTTATATAAATGTCTGACTTGGTTGTCCTTTGAGAGTGAGAAAAACGAATTAGAAGCAAAAAGAATAAAAGAATCATATAAATGACAAGTATTTACGATGTAATAACAGAGATAAAAAGTTTTCTTAGAGAAAACCCTATTGTTAATTATGTAACATTTGGTGATATATCTCAGGTAGACTTGAACAAGACTACTATATTCCCACTATCTCACTTTGTATTAGGCAACAGCACAGTAACCGATAATACAATAAGAGTTACCATTAACATGCTATTCCTAGATGTAGTAGATTACAGCAAGGATTTTAACGCTAATGACGAAGGTGATAGACAGGATGATAGCAATCTTATTGATGTATATAATACACAATTACAAATTGCCAACGAACTAATCAGCCACCTAAAAAGGGGTGACTTATATACTAATAAATTTCAATTAGTCGGTGACCCAGTATGCGAACCCTTTAAAGACAGGTTTGAGAACGACCTAGCTGGCTGGGGAGTTGATTTAATTATTGAAGTACCTAACAACCTTTCTATATGCTAGTCAGTTTAGATGCTGAAATAGAAAAAGTATTAGACTACTATGGCGACCAAGTAAAGGATGCTATAAAAACTAGGCTAACTAAAGACAACAAGTATGCTAGTGGTAAGGCTGCTAATACACTAATTAAAAAAGTAACACCTAGAAGCTTACAGATAGAGGGTTGGAAGTACATAGAAGTAATATCTGGCGGTAGAGAGCCTGGTAAGCAAGCACCTCCTATTGGGAAGATAGTAGAGTGGTTAGAGAATAAGAAGGGTATGACTATCCGAAGCGAGCGTTATGCCAATAAGAAATATAGAATAGGAAGTTTAGCGTATATCATTGCTAGAAATATCGGTAAGAACGGTATTAAGGGTAATAATATGCTAACAGATATTAAAAATGATTTTGCACCTCGCATAGATGCAGACTTAGCAGATGTAATACAAGCTGAAATAGTAAGAATTACAACTGAAATAAATAAAAAAACTAACAAGTAATGGCAAACGTAGGAGTCAGAAGTCCGTACTTCGTATCAATGAGTAACGCAAGTGGCGAGTACTTCAAAGTAGAAATAACAATAAACAGCACATTAAGATACACTTTAGCTAAGGTGACTCCTGATGAGGCACACTTTGAGATATCAGAACTCATTAGAGACTATATTGATATTGAATATAATGGTACTATGCCTACCTATCCTGGCAACTCATCTTCAGGATGGTCTGCTGATGTTTCTATAGACCTTAAAATCTATGATAATACAGCAGGAACAGGAACTCCTATATCTGATACTACAGTAACCTTTGATGCTTATGATGCTTATGCATTCTTTGAAGACCAAGACGAGGATTTTACTTTACCTGCTAATGGTGTGCTACTAACCTCAAGAACCATCTGGTTGCCAGAAGACACCGCAGGGGTGTTTTACTACACAGCTAGTGATGTAGTCACTAAATACAATATCGGTACTACTACTGTAGGTAATATCTCTGTAGCTGGAACTACCGTAACGGTAAAAAGAACTTGCTCTAAATACGACCCTATCAAGGTAGTGTTTGTAAACCGATTTGGTATGCCACAAGAATTATGGTTCTTTGGTAAAACTATAGAGTCTTCTAGCTTCAGTTCTGACCAATATAAATCTTCTAGCATTACCGCAGGAGGAGTTTATAGTAAATACGAGCATCAGTACAAGAAACTAAATGCTAAAGGTAAGAAAAGGTACATTATAAATACTGGTTTTGTAGCTGAGGAATATAACGATTCTATAGACGAAATGATGATGTCTGAGCAGGTATGGATGCATGTTGATAATACTGTAAGACCTATTAATATAATGAGTTCAGATGTAAGTTATAGAACATCTCTAAATGATAAGGTAGTAGAATACACCTTAGAAGTTGAGCAAGCTAACGACCTAATATCTACAATGCGCTAATGCAAGCAATACAGCTATACATAAAAAACGATGATACAAATGCCTATGAGCGAGTGGAGATGTTTGAGGATGAAAGCGTTTCTATCACTCAAAGCATAAAGAACGCTAAAGATGTCAGTAAGGTATTTACCACATTTACTAGACAATTTACTGTTCCTGCATCTAAAATCAATAATAAGATATTCATCCATTACTACAACTATGAGATTCAGGATGGGTTTGATGCTCGTATAAGAAAGGATGCAAAGATTGAGCTGAATAGTCTTCCATTTAGAAACGGTAAACTTCGTCTTGATGGTGTGGACATGAGAGATAACAAGCCGTTTTCTTATAGAGTTACTTTCTTTGGTTCTATTGTAGAATTAAAAGATGTACTGGGTGAGGACAAGTTATTCTCTTTAGACGACCTTGATATTGACAAAGGATATGCTGCGGATGACGTAAGAACAGCATTAACTTCTGCTGCTGATTCCGATGGATGCCTAATTCCTTTAATAACACACAACCAGCGTTTATATTACGATTCTGGAAGACCATCGCAACAATCAGGTAACTTATACTACAATGGCACAGTTCAGGGGGTAAAGTTCCTTGAGCTTAAATACGCTATACAATTAAGAAAGATACTAGATGCTATTGAGTCTAAGTATAGTGAGATAACTTTCTCATCAACCAGTTTCTTTAAGGATAATTCTACTTACCCAGAGATGTCAAACCTCTATATGTGGTGTCATAGAAAGAAGGGTGCATTAGAGATACCTGTAGGACCACTTAATGTTGTTAGTGGATTTAATCCTAGTGAGAACGCAACATCTATTGTTCTAAAGGTACAATCAGATACACAAGGGGTAATGATTGATGAGTCTACTAGAACTGCCGATGTATTAACCTTTGAAACTACAGTAAGTAGTTCTTCATCATATACTAATTTCATGTATGATGTGGTTATTTACCGAGATACAGGCTCTGGTTATGAATTATATCAAGAGCAAAATAGGCTTATTGGAGATACGGTGGTTACTGTACTTGACCCTTTAGTTCATGGCTACAAGTATAAAGCATACATACGAACTTACGAAAGTAGTTCTAGCTTCTCATCTATGAGTTGGAAATGCTCATATTCAGGAGCAACTTCAGGTCAAGATTCATTCTCGGTAAGTAATAAAACTTACAGCCAATCATTTGACTTTAACATCAAGGAGCAGATGCCAGAGATGAAGATTATAGACTTCCTTTCTAGCTTATTCAAGATGTTCAATTTAGTGGCTTATGTTGATGATTCTAGTAATATACAAGTTAAACCGCTAGATGACTTCTACGAATCTAAAGAACATGATATAACTAAGTATATAGATATAACGGAATCTAAGATTGATTCTGCATTACCTTACAAAGAAATATTCTTTAAGTATAAGGACACTAAAACTATACTTGCTAATCAACACTTGCAAGAGCTTAGTGATGTAGAATGGGGAGGTAATGAGTACACGCAAACAGGAAATTTAGATGGGGAAATCTACAAAGTAGAGCCTGACTTCCATCATGCAAAGTACGAGAAGCTTATTGATATTTCTAGTACAGGTGTAAGCACCGATATTCAATGCGGTTACTTTGTGAGTGATAATGAAGAAGCGTATTTAGGAAGTCCATTAATTCTATATGTAGCATCAGAAAGTGCTAATGATAGTATTGGACTTATTGATAGGTCTACGGTTAAAGAGATTACAACCTCAGCGAGCATTAACATGCCATCAAACCTAGAGACAATAACAAACAACAACTCTAAAACATTACACTTCGGATTAGAGAAAAATGAATATACAAATGTAGATGCATCTAATTCATTGTTTGAAAGGTACTATAAGTCTTATATACAAAATGTATTCAACCCAACTACCAGATTAATTAGAGTTAATGCTGTATTACCGATAAGCAAGATTATTGATATAGACCTATCAGATGTTATAGTTATCAATAGTAGAAAATATAGAATAAATGCTATGACAACAAATCTAGCAGATGGCAAAACCGATTTTGAATTAATTAACTATTATGGTTAAGAGTATAATAGACCTTCTTCAAGGTTACGATAATATTACAGGAGATGCAGATATTGACCTTGCTATTGGCAATAACGAACTCCCATTGACATTTAAACAAGCAAAACGACTAATAAATATAAGATATGGCAAACCAAGAAATTAGAGATATAACATTTAACCTTCAGGTAAGAACTGAAGATGGTAAGGTTAAGATTGAGGGGCTTACCAAAGGATTTGTTAAGTCGTCAACTGCCATTAAGAAGATGCAGGATGAACTTGATATTCTTAACGAAAAAGTTAAGGGTACAGGCGTAAGTTCTGGTCTTGCAAACACAGCAGTTCTTGAATTTGGTCGTACTATATCGGATGCTCCTTATGGTATTCAGGGTATGGGTAACAACTTAACGCAGTTGACTACTATACTTGGACAGATGGCTGATGGTGTTAAGGAGGGAGAGACTGTTATAGGAAAACTTAAAGATGCATTTATAGGTCCTTTGGGTGTTGTTGTTGGGGTTCAAATTGCCATTGCTGCCTTTGAGATATTTAGAAAGAGTCAAAAAGAAGCTACTGATGCCGTAAAAGAATTTAACGCAGAGGCTATACTTCAAGGTAGAACATTAAAGGAATTGAGACAAAACTTTTTAGATTCAGAAGCTCCAACAGAAAGAAGACTGATGCTGTTAAAGTCTCTAGCTGCTGGAGAGAAGAATCTACAAAAGATACTTGAAAATAAAAACTTAACAGAAGCAGAGCAAGTGGCTTTAGCTGATGAATACATAAAAAAAGTAATCCTATTAGAAGAGAAGGAAAAAGAATTACTTCAAGCCAAAAAAGATATTGAAGATGTAAATAAAGGAATAAATATCACCGAAGAGCAGATTATAAAAAATAATGAAGCAATAGCTAATATAATTGAACTTCAGGATAGAAAAGGATATAATAGAGACTTAAACCAAACAAGAATAAATTTAGAGAAGGAGAATGAAATTATTAAAGAATCTCTTGTTCTTCTATCAAAACTAGGTTCTGGTCTAGCTTATGTAGCTAATGAAAGAGAATCTATAATTCAGCAAGCTACTCAAAGAACTAACTATATATTCCTAAGCCCAGAAGAGGCTAAGGAGCAGGAAAAGATATTTGATAGCAACTTAAAGGTTTTTAATTCATACATACAGAAAGCAAAAGAATTAAGAGCCGAGAATGAAATAGCTGCTCTTGAATCTCAAAGAGCTTACGAGATAGCCTCATTAAAACAAGGTAAGGGTTACAATCAGGCTAGACAAGCTATTATTGAATATTATGCTGTTCTAATAAAACAAACCGAAGAGAAGTTAGCTAAAGAATCTGCCGAGAGAGAAGATAAGATTGCGCAAGATAAGAGGAACTCTGACCTTAAAGTATTCTTATCAAGAAAGGGTCATAACATTAGAATGGCTGAATTAGAGGCAAAGCTTGCTGATAAAAGACTAAAAGAGATTCTTGATACCGAGAAGAAGCAACTTGACTCTGATATTAGAGTTTTAGAATCCAGAATTAAGATATTAAGAATACTAGCAGCAACTGATGAAGAGGCTGGAAGAAAATTAGATGAAGCATTAATTGTACTTGATGACCTAAGACTCAGAAGAAGCAATATTGCAGAAGCTGAGAAAGACACATTAAAAGCTGCGGTTGATGGTTTCATTGAACTAGCATCATCGTTAAATGGTTTGTTACAGGCGCAAGCAGAAAGAGAGATAGCTATACAGCAAAATAAAACAACTGCTCTTAATGACGAACTAAGAAAGCGACTTGCAAACGAACAACTTTCTGCTGAAGAAAGAGATAAGATTAATCAGCAGATAGCCAGAAACGAAGCTGCCCTTGTTGAGAAGGAGAATGAGATAAACGAAAAGAGATTTAAGCAACAAAAAGCAGTTCAAATGGCTCAAGCTATTGTTGAGGTGTATAGAAACGCATTCCTTGCTTATGGTTCTCAGTTAGTTATTGGAGACCCTACATCTCCTGTTAGAGCGCAAATTGCTCAAGGTGTTGCTTTAGCTGCTGGTCTTGCTAATGTAGCTATGATTGCTAAACAAAAGTATGTTAGAACTGAAATGCCATCACCGATGCTAACATCTCAAGGTGGAGGAGCAGCAATGATGTCTCCTTCATTTAATGTAGTGGGAGCATCTCAGCAAACACAAATTGCACAAGCACTAGCATCAATGCAAGATAAGCCAATTAAGGCTTATGTAGTAGAGTCTGAAGTAACCACAGCTCAGGAGATGGCTCGTAAGACTATAGTGGCTGCCTCAATTTAAAACGAATATTAACTAATAAGTTATCCTTATATGGAAGTCTTTGAACTATTTATAGATGAAGAAAGCCTAGAATCAGGCATTCAGGCTATCTCAATAGTAGAAAACCCTGCTATTGAAGAGGATTTCATTGCTTTAAAGTCGCAAAAGATAGAATTAGCGGAGGTAAACAATGAAAAACGCATACTAATGGGTCCAGCACTCATTCCTAACAAGAAAATTTACCGAAGAAACGAGCTTGGTGACGAGTATGAGATATTTTTTAGCGAAGATACGGTCAGAAAGGCATCTCAACTCTTTTTAGCACGAGGTAATCAGAATAATTCAACGCTAGAGCATGAATATCAACTAAAAGGCATGTCTGTAGTTGAATCTTGGATTGTAGAGGATGAGAAGAAGGATAAATCTGCATTATACAACCTAAATATGGCAAAAGGCACTTGGATGGTGTCTGTAAAAGTAAATAATGAAGAAGTTTGGGATGAATTTGTTAAAACAGGTCGTGTTAAGGGCTTTTCTATTGAAGGTTATTTTACTGACAACTCTGATAGACCTAAAGAAGACGTTGAGGAAGAGCTTTGCGCAGATTGCTTTGAGGAATTACAAGCGGAATATGCTCTTTTAGAAGCATTATCTGCTCTTGAAGAAGAAGTAGAGCTAGAATCTTATGGAGGCTACCCAGATAGTGCCTCTAACAACGCTAAATTAGGTATTAAACGAAATCAGGAATTAGGAAATAAATGCGCTACCCAAGTAGGAAAAGTTCGTGCGCAACAATTAGCACGAAAAGAAAAATTCACTTTGCCAACTCTAAAACGCATTTACTCATATCTCAGCAGGGCAGAAGCCTATTACGATGCATCAAAGCCAGAGGCATGCGGTACAATATCATATCTGCTTTGGGGAGGCAAAAGCATGAAAAACTGGGTAGAATCCAAGTTAAGAGGATTGGAAGAACTGGAAAACATTGATGTTGACTTGTGCTGGGAAGGCTACAAGCAAGATGGATGGAAAATGAAAAACGGCAAAAGAGTTCCTAATTGTGTTAAAAAATGATAAAGAACACATCTTACAAAGTACAGGTTGATGTAAACACCGAAGAGGAAAGAGCCTTTTACAAGATAGAAGAAGGTGCTTATGTAACCACCCCTTCGGGTGTTTATACGGTTTGGAATGGAGAATGGGTAAAGATATATCCTAGAGGTGGAGCAGACTCAAGTCTTGGATGGGCTAGGTATGATGACTCTACTTATACCTCATCTAATAAGTTAGCGTTGGCGTTAGATACAGAGGTTGTACTTCCTAATGATGCAGGTAGCGTTTATAAAAGTCACACAGGTGTTGATTATTATAATTCTTCAACGCAGAAAGTAACAGCAGATACAGAGAATGACACTTACCTGATGACAGTAGTGTTTAAGTATTCTGCTCCTAATGCTAATCAGACTTATTTAGAGATGCACTTTGAGGGCGGTAACGGAACTCCTTATGATAGAATCAGGGACACTATTACATTCCCTAAAGGCAATGATGCTACTCACGACCATCACGCTATATTCCAATACTATGCTGACTCAAACTTTGTAAGCAACGGTAGTCAATGGAAGATAACAGCTAACGGAGGTACTGCTACTGTATGGGACATTATATTCTTTATACAAAAGGTGCAGAATTATGGTTAGAAGAAATAACAATAGATATAATCCAAGCAGAACAAGCCCTAGAGAGTCTAGAAGAGCTTGTTTGTGCAGGAATGGGCTTTATAGCCGTAAGTGTTGTAGAGGCAATATGATTAATCAAGGTATAGGTCGCATTTAGCGAAAATACAACAGAAAAAGTAATCAATAGTTAACCTAATATAAATTAAGTATTTATGAAAGCAAGTGAAATTGTAGACAAACTAAAGTCTGTTCTACTTTCTGCTGAAGAGCCACAAGCTGAACCTGCTGTAGAGCAAGAAGAGCAAGTGGAATTATCTGCGGAAGAGATAGAAGTAAATGATGCTGTTGAGCTAGCTGAAGAAGGAGAAGAAGCTCCTGCTGAAGAAGCTCCAGTAAAAGAAGAACCTGCTTACGTTACTAAAGACGAATTTGAGGCTGCTCTAGCTGAAATGAAGGCTATGTACGAAGCAATGGTTGAAAAAATGGGTTCTGATGAGTTGGAAACAGAGATTCCTGCTGAAGAATTATCAGAGCAAAAAGAAGAAGAGAAAGTAGATTTATCTGCTGACGAACCTGCTGCCGAGCCTATCGCTCATACGCCAGAGGTTGAATCAGAAGTTAAACCTAACTTCTTTTCAGGTGCAAGACCACGCAATACAATGAGTGTTGTGTACGAAAAAATGTTTAACAAGTAATTTAAATAAAAAATGGCTACTACTACTTCAATTACAACTACTTACGCTGGAGAGTTTGCTGGACAGTATATCTCTGCTGCGTTACTTTCAGGAAAGACCCTGAATGAGAATGCGATTGGTATCAAACCAAACGTAAAGTACAAAGAAGTTATCAAGAAACTTGATGCTTCTTCATTAATCGCTGATGCAAGCTGTGACTTCGCTGACACAGGAAACATCACTTTAACAGAGCGTATTCTTCAACCAGAAGAGTTCCAAGTGAACATTGAGCTTTGTAAAAAAGACTTCCGTTCTGATTGGGAGGCTATCCAAATGGGTGTTGGTGCATTTGACCAACTTCCTCCAAAATTCGCTGACTACCTTATCGCTCATGTAGCTGGTAAAGTAGCTGAGAAGACTGAGCAAAACATCTGGGGTGGTGTTAACGCTACTGCTGGTGAGTTTGATGGTTTCACAACTCTTATGGCTGCTGATGCTTCTGTTGTTGATGCTGCTAACGGGGCTGAGACTTCATTCAGCTCATCAAACATCGTATCTCTATTAGAGAACGTACTTGATTCAGTTCCTTCTGCTGTTTATGGTAGAGAAGACCTTACTATCTACGCTCCAACTGTAGCTTACAAAGCATACATCCGTTCATTAGGTGGATTCGGTGCTTCTGGATTAGGTGCTGCTGGTACAGATAACAAAGGTTCTCAATGGTACAGCAACGGAAACGCTCTATCTTTTGATGGTGTTAAGATTCAGCATGCTCCAGGTATGCCATCTGACCACATCGTAGCAGGTGAGGCTTCTAACTTATTCTTCGGTACTGGTCTATTATCTGACCACAACGAGGTTAAAGTTATTGATATGGCTGACCTAGATGGTTCTCAAAATGTTCGTGTCATCATGCGCTTTACTGCTGGTGTACAGTACGGAATTGGGTCTGACTTAGTGTTATTAACACTAGCATAATAAAATAATTGTATAACGAAGAAGGGTAGGTAAGCCAAGAGCCTGCCTACCCTTTTTTAATAAGTAAAAAACAAATATGGCTTGCGAAACAATATCAAACGGAAGACTACTTGCTTGTAAGGGTCTTATTGGTGGGCTAAAAAATGTTTACTTCATTAATAGTGGCAATTCATTTGACCTTAGTTCAGATGATTCTATTGCTCACACCGAGTTTACTGGAGTTAATACATTTCAATATGCGCTCAACAGAGATTCTTCATTAACTCAAAACATTCAGGCTACTCGTGAAAATGGTACTGTTGTTTTTGAGCAAGTATTAGAACTTACCCTATTACAAATTACTAAAGAGGACAACCATCAGTTGAAACTCCTTTCTTTTGGTCGCCCACAGGTTGTAGTAGAGGACTATAATGGAAACTTTTTGTTAGTTGGTAGAGAGCATGGAGCTGATGTTACTGGAGGTACTATTGTAACTGGAACTGCAATGGGAGACTTCTCTGGGTACACGCTTACTCTTACTGCTATGGAAAGAACTCCTGCAAATTCAATCGTTGGTGCTTTCTTAGATGTAATCAGTAATGATGATGGAACTCCTGCTCCGTAATAACCGAGTATAGTGAGAAAGAAAGAGGGCAATAGCCCTCTTTTTTTATGCGTAATAAAAACAAAAACAAGGTCTTTAGGTTATCCTTTTGTGATACGATTAAGACCAATAGAAACCGAGCAGACGTTTAGTATTATACCTTCGTCTTTTGCTTCAGCAGACCTAGATGCAGCCTCTATAACTTTAACAGAGAATGGAACTAGCAAAGCAGAAAGTAATGTTTTATTTACCTGGTCAGCATCTTCTAATGGAAACTACATTGAGATTAGCTTGACCCCTACGATAACATTTAAGGAGGACCAGATATATACACTAGAACTGACTACAACTACTGATGTACTTTATAGAGATTTAGTGTACATCACAAGTAAGACAAATAAAAAAGAAGTATTCGCCTACCCAGAGCGTTACACAGAGCGTAATGATGGTGCTGACGAGTATATAGTATTATAGTATGAAAAACAGAGTTAAATTAGTAAACACAGTACAACAGCCAAAGGCTTATAAGAATAGCATTAAGGTTGTTAATTTAAGTGGCTACCAATCTCCAGAGGTTATTGAAGATGACCGTAAAGACTGGGTATTATACACTACAGGAGATGATGGGCAGGATTACTTTGAGTCCTTAATAGAAAAGTATCTAGGTAGCCCTACCAATGCTTGTTGTATCAATGGTATTACCGAGATGATTTACGGTAGAGGACTTGATGCACTAGATAGCAAAGAGAAGCCAGAGATGTATGCAAAGATGAAGCTACTTCTCAAGCCTTCTTGTATGCGTAAGCTAGTTAATGACTACAAGCTACTTGGTCAAGGTGCTGTGCAAGTAATTTACAATAAGGCAAAGACCGTTATCACTCAAGTAAGTCATTTCCCAATGGAAACATTGAGAGCAGAGAAAGCTAAGAACGGAAAATGTCAAGCATACTACTATCATCCTAAATGGTCAGAACTAAAGCCTAGTGATAAACCTAAACGCATTCCTACATTCGGTAACGGCTCTAAAGGTGAGGTTATTGAACTTTATGTATTCAAACCTTACAAATCAGGATTCTATTACTATGCTCCTGTGGATTATAACGGCTGCCTTCAGTACGCTGAACTTGAAGAAGAGGTGGCTAACTATCACATCAACAATATTCAGAACGGCTTACAGCCTTCACTACTCGTTAATTTTAACAACGGAATCCCTAACGAGGAAACTCAAGAGTTAATTGAAAGAAAGATATATGATAAATTTAGCGGAAGTTCAAATGCAGGTAAATTCATACTTACGTTCAACGAGTCGCAGGAGGACCAAGCGACTATTGACCCCATTCATCTACCTGATGCGCACGCTCAATACCAATTCCTAGCAGACGAGTCAAGAGAAAAGATTATGCTTGGACACCGCATTGTATCTCCAATTCTTTTAGGTATTAAGGACAATACAGGTTTCGGTAACAACGCAGAGGAGCTTCGTACAGCGTCTATTATTATGGATAATATGGTTATTAGACCATTCCAACAGCAGATTATTGATGGACTGAACGAGATTCTTGCATTCAACAAAATCTACCTTAACCTTTACTTTGTTACTCTACAACCGATTGAGTTCACAGAGCTTGATAACATTGAGACTAAGATTAAGAGAGAGGAAGAAACAGGTGAGAAGCTATCTAAACAAGAGCCAGAGGAACTTGAGCATCTTGAGGACGAGGAGATGGCCGACCTGTTTGAGCAACTAGAAGAGTTTGGTGAAGTAATCTCTGATGATTGGGAGCTTGTATCTACCGAGAGAGTAGACCTAGCAGATGCTAGTAAGCAAGACAACA